TTGACTGGAACGACCTTTTCGTGTTAAAATTAAAGCAAGAAGGTTATGGTGCGGACGGTGACAGAGACGAGGAGATCGTTGATCGCTGGTTCAGAGAACTCTGTGCTAATGTTGTGGTAGATGGTGATTACGGTGGTCCTGTAGAAACAGGGTCTTTAGACATATAGACAGTGAAAAGAAACAATCAATGACATACATTTTAGTTGATACTGCTAACACATTTTTCCGTGCTAGGCATGTTATTAACGGCGATGCTGACATCAAGCTCGGCATGGCATTTCATATAACTTTAAATTCTATCCGCAAGGCCTGGCAGCAGTTTAACGGCAGTCACGTTATCTTCTGTTTAGAGGGTCGCTCATGGCGCAAAGACTATTACGAGCCGTACAAGAGAAATCGCTCAGATGCCCGTGCAGCTCTTAACGAACGAGAGCAAGAAGAAGATCGTGTGTTCTGGGAAGCTTTTGACACATTTAAAGAATTTATCCGAGATAAGACTAACTGTACTGTTCTACGTAATGATCAATTAGAAGCAGATGATCTTATCGCAGGTTGGATACAGAGTCATCCAACCGATGATCATGTAATTATTAGTACAGATACAGATTTTGTACAATTGGTTGCCCCTAATGTAAAACAATATAACGGAGTAATGGAGCATGTCATTACACACGAAGGAATTTTTGACGACAAGGGTAAATCGGTTATTGACAAAAAAACTAAAGAACCTAAAATTGCACCTGATCCTGAATGGCTGTTATTCGAAAAATGTATGCGAGGTGACAGTTCCGATAACGTGTTTTCTGCATATCCGGGTGTGCGAACTAAAGGCACATCTAAGAAAGTTGGTCTGGTTGAAGCCTTTGAAGATAGGAACGCAAAAGGATTTGCATGGAACAATCTTATGTTACAGCGTTGGACCGATCACGAAGGTAAGGAACATCGTGTCCTAGAAGACTATGAAAGAAATCGACGGTTAATCGATCTTTCATATCAACCCGATCATATAAAAGAAATAATCGCTACTACTATCGCGTCGGCTATTGAAGAACAAAAAAATGTCGGACAAGTTGGCGCAAAGCTAATGAAGTTTTGCGGATTATATGATTTAAAGAAAATCGCAGAACAGGCACATACATATGCCGAACCACTTAATGCGAGGTATACACTATGACAGAACTACATGCTAAACCGATCATTGATAATAAATTCTGGATCGTCGAAAAGGACGGAGAAAAAATTGCTACCTTGAGAAAGAATGAAGATAATCGATTTGTAATGAGCAATGAATCGTGGATTAAAATTTACGAAACAAAAGAGAGTCTTACAAAACAATTTGGTAAAGATTTTTTTGCAGCGAAAATTATCAAAGAAGCGAATGATTCCGAACCAAACGAGATCCATGGATATCCAACCAGTTCAGATCCCCATAACGCGATGTTTGACATCCAAAGAAAACTTCCCATTTTTACGAAGAGCAAAGATTCAAAAAGTCATTACTGCGCAGGATATTATGTTATTCGTTTTGACAAAGGCTGGGTTCGATCCTTCTGTCCCAAATTAATCACTCTACAAAGATACGATTACAAAGGTCCATTTAAAACAGATTTAGAAATGAAACAGGTACTTAATAATGTCTCAAAATAATTTACCTAATAATCTTCCGAGTGTCGAACGACTTCTTAATCGAATTACTACCGCAGAAAAAAGCCAACAAAAAGAAATAAGAATTTCTTTACAAGAAGCCAAAGAACTAGCCTATGAATTAGCTATATTGACCTCAAAACTCGGAAAAACAGTGCAAGAAATACACACTATGCTTCAGGATATACGAGAATCAACAACCAAAATCGATGTTAAGTTCGACGGTGGCACTTTTTAGAGATGATAAATATATACGTGGTTAATTAGGACACGTATATGAGTAGACCAAAACCTCGAATAATAATCGAGCATACAAATAAAGAAAATTATAAAATAGAACAAATTCTAGAAAGTGAAGCTATCTGGGCCGTGTTTTATCAAGGAAGGCCTTTTAATTTAAAAAGTGGGAGCCTAGTCGCAAGTTATCCCGGACCTAAATATAAAAAAGTATCTTTCAGCAATCCTGGACACGCTCATAATCTTGCTAAAAAACTAAATCGTTTATTTAAAACAAATGAATTTTCTGTGTACAAATTAACACAAGGTGAAAAGATCAGTTAAATGAAACAAAAAGATGCCTACACAGAAATTTTTTTAAAAACTGGTGGGTTCGAAACAAATAAAGAAAATATAAAAAAATATAGATCGATCTGGTGGTTAAATATTCGAAACAAGACCGAAGGAGGCCTGCGTCTTACAGATCAAGGATTAGATTTTTTGGAAAATATTGTCAAACTTAAATCCTATAAAATTGAATTTCCAAAAAATTTTGATGTCACTCCCCAGATATTAATTTGGTTAGACAAATTTATCGATTCTCCATTTTATATCACTAAAAAATATATCGTTGTATTTAAAGAAATCGCAGCGTTTGAATTATACCTATTTTCAGGAGATGTTAAAAAAATGGGTTATAACAAAGCATTATCAAAAAGGCTAGGCCAAGAATCCTAACCATTAGATTTCTATGCTATAAATAATTTTCAATATGTTTAATCTAAACCCCCTTAATGTTTTATCTATACGAGAAGTAAAAACTCGTCCACCCCATTTTTTGTTTTCGACAATCAGCGATCACGAATTTATGGTTGATAAAATACGAAATTGGATTAACACTAAATTGAACGGAAGGTTCTGTCTTATAAAAACACCGTGTGTAGATTCAGATGGAAAATATAAAACATCTATCATGGTTGGATTTGAAGATCACAAAGAACTAACCTTTTTTATGCTTTCATGTCCATATTATAGGAGAAATAAATGACCGAACAAGTACAAGAAACTTCACAAGAACCCGCCAAGCAGGGACCTCAAGCCAAGCCCGAAGGTGCGGCCGATCTAAATATTTCAGATCTAGCAGCATTGAAGAGCATCCTTGAAATCGCTAGTCAACGTGGTGCGTTCAAAGCCAACGAACTAGAAGCAGTTGGAAAAACTTACAACAAACTCTCATCATTTTTAGAGTCTGTGATCAAAAAGGATTAAATTATGAAAACACTAAAACACATAGGCAAAATGAAAAACACCGGATCTAAAGTCTTAGTGGTGTTTAGAACATTGCCTGGAGAATCAAATACAGCATTAGTGTTACCTACTTCAACCTTGCCAGACATGTATCACGATGCTATAATTCAGCTAGTTGAAAGCGATCAAGCCCAGGATGCTAACGAATTTGGTGAAATCATGCATATTCGCAGGTTTCCTGACGGAAGACCCATGCTACAGGCTATGCAACAAGACGGCAGGTTACATAAAGTGACTACTGATACTGTTATAATGGCTCCTACCCTTAATTCTTCGATTCCTTTAGATCAACTAAATGTTCTAATTGCAGAACAGAAAAATTGTGCTGTTGATGATTTGGCATATCTAGTCGCTGGAGCAGAAAAATCTAAAAAAGAAGTAAGGGTAGAGGTAATGGATGCCGACGCTCCTCCTAAACCAGTGTCTAACTCTAATGATCCATTAAGTGATAAAGATCTAGCTAAAATGTATCGCAGTCAAGCAGATTCTATGTATAAAGAAGCAGCAAGACTTAGGAAACAAGCAGACGAATTAGATCCTCCACAGAAAAAAACTGCTAAGGCTAAAGAAACTGCTGATGCCTAAACCTCTATTTAGATCACCTAGAAATCTAATTACACAATGGCCTGAAGTTTTTGAAGATTTGTATATAAACACCATTCCGATACATTATATTGATTTGGTGAGGTTAGAGTTTACTAATGGAAGAATTTGGGAGATTAATATCAACGAACAATCTAAAAATTGGACCGACGATTATATTTCTTCTAAATTGTTAGAAACATTCGAAGAATATTCTGAAGAAATTTCTTACCTAGATTTCAAGGTAGATATAAAAAAATTAAAAAAAGACATAGAAGCTACTAAAAAACTACTTTAGTTTTTTACATAGATAATAAAAATTTTTCATATCGGGGAACGTTTCTAAAAAATTCGTTCCTCTTCTTTTGTCGTGTTCATCAACAAACAAAATAAAATCCTTGCGATTAATTAAATTCTGTTCAGCCGGTGTTTGTATTGCTTCTATCATCATCGTTTTCGTTCTTTTTAACTTATCAGTTTCGCTGGCTCTAAATTGTAAATCGATCATGAGAGAAATCTGTTGTTCGACTCTCTCAACAAAATCTTCTGTTAAAATTTTAACATTTTGATGTGGAGGATTATTTAAGTAAGGAATATCCAGATATAGGTGACCATCTATTTTTGATTCGGCTGTTTCTATTAATCTTTTCACATCAGATAAAAAAAGATCGAAAGTA